GTAGACTTGAGTTGTTGCAACACTAGCGTTCTGTTCGTCAGTCACGCTTAACGTAGCGTTAGTTAAAGAACTGTCAGAAATCTTTTTAAACTTAACGGTTGCGTTTGCGTCAAAGTATTGACCAGTTAATGTGATTGATTGTCCACTTGCCGAACCATCTAGCAGAGTCGTTGACAATGTTTCTATTGTTGCGTTCTTTGTTATCCCACTAGCTAACTTAGCTGTTGTCACAGCACCATCAGCTATCTTAGCTGTGCTAACAGAACCATCAGCGGGTGCTACTGTCTGCAAAGAGCGGCCACGAAAGATGCAGTAACAATCGTCTGTGCTGGCGATTGCTTCAGACAAGGTCAGGGTCGAGCCAGAGGCTGTGTATGCTTCTGTTGGTTCTTGCTGGACGTTATTTACAAATAGCTCGATGTCTGCCGCGTTTGCGACAGGGTGATTGAGACTGTAAGACGTGCCGCCGTTGCCAGTGATGTCTTGCTTGGCAAACGAGATGTAGCTTTCAGCAGGTGTATTTCCAAGAAAAGGCATTAGGTTATCTCCATGACACCCATTATTACGTTTAGCGAAGTCGCCGTATCTGACTGAACACAAAGCGTGTCTGTGGTTTCGAGAATGTATTTCTGGCCTGCAAGAACTTCGAGGGTTGAACCTGCGGGTATCTGAACATTATGAAGATGCTTTCTTACGGTAGAGCCACCGTCCTTAAACGAGACAGTCGCACTGACTGTGCCTGTCGTTACATTGCAGATAGACATTCCAAGAATAACAGTCGTTGTCCCAGATGGCGTAGTGTAAACGACTAAGTCTGTGGCGGCGTTTCCCGTAACTCCGTGGGCGTTTTTGAATGTGTTTGCCATTGGTTTCTCCTACTAGCCAAGCGCGATAGCCAAGGCTGTGGCTTCGTCTGAGGTTGTCATTGATGCGCCCGCCGCTGTTATGTTTTTATTGAAAGCAAATGTGTCTGTGGCTGAGACGTAGGTCAGAGTTGCGTTTGCCCCACCTATTGTTAAGCCCGCGCCATTTGCAGCACCTGCGTTGGCTGCGCCGTTGGCAACTGTAATGTTGAGGTCTGCAACATCCATTGTTGTGCTGTTAATTTGTGTCTGTGTGCCGTCGACTTGCAGATTGCCACGGATGCGGACTGTGCCAGTGTCGTCGCCAATAGCGGTTGGGTCGATAATAAGAGTGGCTGGCCCTGTAAGAGAGTCGACGTGCCATGCACCAGATGATGTGCCGGATGCAAAGACAGGGGTTGAGGAGCCGTTTGAAACGTATGTTTCGACTCTTGCGTTGGTGTAATACAGATTGGATGAGCCTTCAGAGAGGCTGTCTGTGTTGCCAGCAGTAACAGATACCCAAGCCGATCCGTTATAACTTTTTAGCGTGGATGTGCCATTATCGTACCAGAGATCACCTGTGCCAACATTACTTCCTGTCGGAGCAGAGCTGCTGATGAAATAGGTGTTGGCGAAGCTGTTTACGTCGGCGATGTTAGTTGCCACGGTGTTTATGTTTGTGGCGTTGCTTAATACACTAGAAATATTTGAGTTCATGCCAGCGACTGTTGTTACGTCACTGGCAATTGCAGACACCGCAGATATGTCAGAAGCTAGTGCTGCGACTGTCGCTATATTGTTTGTCTGTGTGGCAATAGTGTTGCCCATTCCATTGCCGTGGACAGTGCAATAGTAAAGAAGACCAGACGCAGGGGCGTTTGAAGGGACAGCAAAAACAACTTTTGCTCCAGACGTCCCAGGCGTTCCCGTTGTGGTTACTCCTGTTGTGTAAGAGCTTGAGCCATTCTTGAAGGCTAAAGGATGCCCACTCAAAGAAGAATCGCTTAAATCAAATGTGTAAGTAAAGCCACGGATAAGTGTTAATGTCGGGGCTGTTGCGCCATCAATAGCAAACTTGTTTCCGCCTGAGTTTACAACAGTCACAACAAAAGTCTGTGCGCCAGACAGCAGACCTGCTAATGAGGTTACCGTTGTCATGTTTGTGGCAACTGTCGTGACGTTAGTTGATATGCCAGCTACAGACGTGACGTCTGACGAGATCCCTGCGACTGCTGTGATGTTGGAAGCGATGCCCGCCACAGACGTTACGTTAGACGCAATACCCGCAACAGATGTAATGTCAGACGCAATGCCCGACANGGTNGTCATGTTTGTTATGTTAGAAGACGCGCTTAATGTTGTTATGCCAGACGAGATACCAGCTACTGTCGTTACATTAGAAGAGATGCCAGCAACAGTGTTAATGTTTGTTGTGTTTGCAGCGACTGTACTTATTGCGGCGTTGATGCCAGCAAGAGTGTTTATGTTTGTTATTGCCCCAGCTACTGCCGCTACGTTTCCTGTCGTGGCGTAGTATTTGGCTGAGTAGTCTGAGCCGTCGACTGTTCCGCTGGTTTTTGTTGCCCAGTCTCTTGCGAGGGATACGTCAACAATCTTCGATGTGTTCGCGCTAGAGATGAAGTTGGATTCAGACGAGTATGTTGTCGCGGATGATAGGCCATGAACTATATAAACATCACTTGTGCTGGTGGTTACGAGGTCAAAGTTATTGTACGAAGTGCTTGTGCTGAATGTCCCTGTGATCTTGAAGAAGGTCGTTAAGTCTTGCCAACCAGCGGTGCTGCTGGAGTATTGACCAACTCGGAACTGTATCTTGTCTGCGGATGTGTCAAACTGGAACTCAAAGTTGCTTGTGCGGAACGCACCATTGTTTGATGGGTCAAAGAGGTCGTCAAGCAGGTCTGCTAGGTTACGGCCTCCAATTTCTGCGGACTCTAAATATGTATCGAGAACGTGGTCGCCAGTGTTAGCAGAGCGAAACCGTATCTGTTCTCCTGTTGGTTGAGTAGCGGCCATCAGTCGTAATATCCCATATCTTTCATTAGACGGATCAATTTTGCCTTAGTGAGGGCGTACTTGTCGTCCGAGGTAGTGTTATTGATCTGGCCACGAAGCTCTGCAATTTCTTGTGTCAGATTTTTAACGTGGTCATTAAGTGCGGCAATCCTGTGGGTCTGCTCAGAGTCGACACTGCCCTCCTCAAGTTTGTGAACACGGAATACTTCTTCAACGTAGTCGACGATCTTGCCGTCGATCTCACCTGCTAGAACTTGTTGTTTATCCATTTGCTTTCCTCGCTTCGCTCATTGGGATCAGGTTGCCCTTCTCTCTCTCACGATCTACTTGCTCGGCTGGCTGAACTGACGCGCCACGCATCTTCTCCATAATTGCCAATTGCTGGGATGGTGATGGGCCGTTTTGCTCCAAGTCTTCTTGGTTGACGCGGAAACGGTCTAAGTCTGTGATGCCCATTGCACGGATGGCTTCTTCGGCAATCTGGCCAGCGTTGTATTCCATGTTGAGGCCAGTCTGCTGCATGATCTGAAGCATGTTCATCCATGTCTCAGCATTGCGTGTTGGCTCTAATGGAAGTGTTCCGTCGATGACGAGGTAGTCGATGTCGCCCTGTAGGTCTTTGCTGACGTCGTAGTCTAGGTATCCGTCTTCGACCATGTTGGTTAACTGGTTGGGCATGTTTTGGCCGTCGATGTTTATAGAGCCACTAAGTGTAAGGCTGTCTTGGATGTTGGCGACCATCATACGAACCATTGGGCGGATGGTTGTTGCAGACATAACGCGAGCCAAGACGCCGAGACGTTGTGACCCTAGCTGAGACAAGCGTTGGACTTCTGTTGCTGTGCGGACGCCGCCTGCTGTTGGCATACCTTGTTGTGCGTCTGAAGCTGCTGAGACGCGCTGTTTGAGTTCGGACATAGCTTGTATGTCTTGGAAGTGACCGCGTGTTACGTCTGGGACTTGTGCAATGAAGACGCCATCCCCTGGCTTCGAGCCGGGGAGAGTGCGGACAACGCCGTATGGGTTCCTGTCAATGAGGTCTGGGACAGAGACTTGGGTTGGGTCTACGAAGATTAGGTTGTTGAGGGCTGCCGAGATGTTGTCGATGCGAGAGCGCATTAGGTAGGTGGCAATGTCGTGCATTGGTAGGATCAGGTCGTAGAGTGATTGACCGTAGGTTTTGTGCTGGTCTTGATATAGGCCACCGATTACGGCTGGCATCTGGCGTCCGTAAGGGTTTAGCTGGAAGCGGATGACGACGTTTT